GCTGTATCACACCAAATGTTAATAAATGAAGTAGATTTTAATTAAGCACTACTTCTTGCAGCACGAGCAGATGTAAGACAAGTATAATTCAAGGGAGCGTTCTTGGGGGATGATGTTATGATTAAAACTAATAAACATTATCAAGAACTAAATGACCTAGCTGATTTCATGTAGATCTTTGGATTCAAAGCTAAGGTTGTATTAAGAAATCCGGAAGACATGGAATTTTTATCCGGAGTATTCCCACCAGTTACCATTAACGGAGAAAACACTTATGTTTATGTACCATTACCTGGAAAAGCCATAAACAAACTGGGTTGGGCCCTTGATTTTTAGCCAGATTTTGCAGCTTGGTATAAATAGAATTTACTTTCATACACCAAAACTTTTAGCTGCGTCCCAGGGATGAACGACTTGCTAGATAATGAACTAGCACGCTTCAGCAAAGTAAAAGACATAAAACTCAACTTTAGATAATAAAAAGATTTAGACTCACGGCCATTGTTGAAAGAAAGGGTTTAACCCTCGGTAGAAACCGTTAGTTTCTTCAACACTAGGTATGGGGTGGATATAAGCAATTTATATTCATAAGTCAAAGACAAAATCCCCAGGAATACCCTTCCATTTCTCATGAACACGCCTTTATTAGATAAAATTATCAAAAGAGATTTGGATTAAGAGGATTCTACAACAGTGAGAATTAAAAGTGTGAAACAATTTTCAAAATATTATAACACACTAAATAAATACGGCCTGAAATTTTCAATTGATTTAAAAGAAGATGTTTACAATGAACCATTATACAACCCAGATAGTATAGAAAATAAATGTAAACTATAAGAATTTAAGGACAAAGTAACAGTGGGAGAAGAAAAGAAGGAAAAATATGATGAACTCAAGAGTATTGGAATTAATATTGAAATGGTAGAAATTAAACCTTAAGAAGAGAAATTTTGGAGTGAAATGGCTTACATTGCCGAACACTAATAACCAACCACTACTCACCCACTGATCAGAAGAGATAAAAGATGTCGAATGTCCGAAAGTAAGGCCCATAAGTTCGCTCAGTCAAATTTAGAAGTTAATGCCAATTTCTTACCTTAGAATGGTGGATTTAAAGATTTTGATTCTTTGGTTTGAGCCCAAGTCATAAACTGACAAAATTTGATTTTATAATACATTTTATATAACTTAAAATTTAAAGAAAGCATTTAACAAAATGCCCCCTAAAAGAAAGAAATTAATTAAAAGAAAATAAAGAAAGATGAAGAAGTAAGCTCGAGCCTAATAATAAAGATAGATTATTAGTAAGAAAGCGGGTGGATTTAGAGGAGGGAGAGGATTTTTAGATACCGGTTATGGAAATTAGAACTAGGTTGCTTCTTTACATAGAGCAATGAACAGCTTTTAACCCGGTATGGATATTAAACCCGTTTTGTAGTAACGAAAACAATTTGCTCGAAATTAAAAGAATCTGTACTACGAATCGGTAATCTACCCAGAAAGTGGCAGAACATCTAGGATACCAGCTGAATTTCCAATCGCAACAGCTACTTACCATGATGTGTAAAGATTCGATGTTGAAACAAATTCTAGTGGACAGTGTGCTTGGGTTATATACCCTCAGCCGGGACCAGCCTTGGCCTATAATCATAATGATGCAGCTTTTGATGCAGAAATAGGGCCTAATCTAAGTGGTGCAGGACTTATTGCTTCACAAATGCACTATAAACCACCAGTTCTGTGCCCAGTTGCTTAAGGAGGAGTCTCGAATCCTGTGGCTTATTAGTATCGAACAGTATCAGTATCCGCCAACTTTATTGGTACTGCATCCTTATTGAACACTTCAGGATTAATATTACACACTCTGCTTTAAACACCAATGTACGGTAATTAAGATGCCAGCAGAGATTATTTACAAAAATAACTATGT